GGGATCACGAGCGCCAGGCGCGCCGATCACCCGTAGGGGTACGAATGGGAACGCAACGAAAGATCACCATCACACGCCGAGAACGTATGGCCAAGGTGCTCGAACTCCGCAAGGGTGGCGCGAATTTCGCGCAGATCGCCGACAAGCTATCCATCTCGAAGACGCAGGCTTACAAGGACTTCCGTGATGCGCTCAAGGATCTGACTCAAGAGCCGGCGCTCGACGTTCTCAAGATCGAACTGGAACGACTCGACGCGATGTTGCTCGGTCTGTGGCGCGACGCTCGAACCGGCGACGTCAAGGCGATCGGTTCGGTTCTCAAGATCATGGACCGCCGTGCCAAGTATCTCGGTCTCGACGAGGCTCCCGCACCCGACGGCAGCGCAGAGGCTCGTGAAGCCCTCGACGATCTGCACGCGGCAATTATCAACGCTGCCAACGTGCTCGCTCCCGAAGACGACGGGGAGGTCGAGCCATGAGCACACCTGCAAAGCCTGGCATGAGCCGGAAACAGATCACGAGCTACGCCCGCGCCACTGGTCGAGTGAACATCTTCGAGGGCAGCATTCGCGCCGGTAAGACGTTCTCGTGGCTGCTGCTGCTGTTGCTCAAGGTCGCACACGCAGGCAAGCACGGCGCAATCGTGATCGTCGGCAAGAACCGAGATTCGATCTATCGCAACGTGTTCGAGCCGATCGAGACTATCGAGGCGTTCGCACCGTTCGCCAAGCACGTTCACTACCGGCAAGGCTCACCCACTGCGCGGATCTTCGGTCGCACGGTTCACGTCATCGGCGCGAACGACGCGAAGGCAGAGAACAAGATCCGCGGCATGACCATCCAGCTGGCCTTTCTCGACGAGGTCACGGTCCTGCATGTCGACTTCTTCAAACAGCTGCTCGGTCGCATGTCGGTGCCGGGCGCTCAGCTGTTCGGCACCACCAACCCGGACAGCCCCGCGCACTGGCTCAAGCGCGAATACCTCGACCGCATGGGCAGGCCGGACGATAACGGCAAGATCCAGCTGCCCGACTGGCGTCGCTTCCACTTCACGATCGACGACAACCCGTCCCTGGACGAGGCGTACAAGACGTCCATCAGGGGCGAGTTCACCGGTCTCTGGTATCGCCGATTCATTCTCGGCGAATGGGTGGCTGCTGAGGGCGCGATTTACGAACTGTTCGACGAGAACGTCCACGTAATCGCCCACAACGACATGCCGAAGATGCTGCGCACCTTGTGCATTGCACTCGACTACGGCACCACGCACCCCACTGCCGGCATCATGCTCGGCATCGGCGTCGACAACCGTCTCTACGCGCTCGACGAGTTCGCACCCAAGCGCGGCACTGACGCTCAGATCCGCAAGCAACTGGCCGAGTGGAGCAAGAGTCGCCCGGAACCGGAGTTCACGTTCGTGGACCCGGCTGCCGCGTCGTTCAAGTTGGAACTGCACGAGGCGGGCTGGCAAAGACTGTTCGACGCCACCAACGGTGTGCTCGACGGCATCCGGCTTGTGGCGTCTCTGCTCTCGACTGGGCAGCTGCTCATCTCGGATCGGTGTGTCGAGCTGCGAAACGAGATGCCCGGCTATCGCTGGGACGAAACCGCCACCGCGCGCGGCGACGAGAAACCAATCAAGGAAGTCGACGACTTCTGTGACGCCTTCCGCTATGCGGTCGTGTCCAGCCAAACCCTTTGGCAGCCATACATCAATCTGTCCTCAGTGTAGAAGGAGCCACGATGGCGCTACCTCGCCCGAACACTCCGTGGCCCCCGAAGCCGTTTGACAAGATCATGCGCTCAGTCGACGAATGCGCGGCCTGGTGGGACGGTTCCCCCGAACGTATTGCGGGCCAGTACACAGCTGGCGAGTCGTACACCGATCGGGCATCTGCTGGCATCGTTCATCGCACGCTGGCACGCCCGTTCTGGGGACGCAAGCAGAACACCGGGGAAGCGACTCGACGAGTTCACATTCCGATCGCCGCCGACCTCGCTCAGACCAGCGCCACGCTCATGTTCTCGGAGCCTCCCAGCTTCAAGATCGCCCGCGACGACGGACGCAGCGTCGACCTGGTCAACATCAACGACCGCGCAACCAAGCGGCTCGACCGCATCATCAACACCCCGGAAGTCCACTCCAAGCTGCTCATTGCCGGTGAATCGGCAGCAGCTCTGGGCGGGACGTTCGTGCGCGTGGCATGGAACAGCCTCATCGCCGATCATGCGTGGCTCGATTTCGTCGACGCCGACCGTGCGATCCCGGAGTTCCGTTACGGGCGACTGCACCAGGTCACGTTCTGGACGGTGCTCAACACCGACGACGAGACCAACGCTGTTGTGCGGCATCTCGAATGCCACGAGCCGGGCAAGATCACTCACGGTCTCTACCTCGGTACACGACAGAATGTCGGCACCCGCATTCCGCTGGCAGCTCACGAGGTCACCGCCGGACTACAGGTCGACGAGTTCGGTGTCATGCTCACCGGCGTTCGCGGTCTCACTGCGGGCTATATCCCGAACGCGCTGCCGAACCCGATGTGGCGTAATCACGGCCAACTGGTTCAGCTCGGTCGACCGGACATTTCCCGCGACGTCATCGCTCTGATGCAGAACGTCGACGAGGCGTATTCCTCACTGGCCCGCGACGTTCGGTTGGCCAAGGCGCGCATCATCGTGTCGGAGCATCTGCTCACCACCGGCAGGCCGGGCAAGGGTTCACTGTTCGATGCCGATCGTGAAGCGTTCAGCGCAGTCTCAACCGCCCCGAACGGTACGCCGACCATCGAGATGCACCAGTTCGAGATCCGTGTGGACGAGCACCTACGGGTTGCCAATGCCTATCTGCGCGAGATCCTTCGGCGGGTCGGCTACTCGCCGCTGACGTTCGGCATGGCCGACGACTCGACGAGCGCGATGACCGCCACCGAGATCGCCGTGAAGGAACGCGCTTCCATCGCCACGCACACCGCCAAGTCTCGACTCTGGCAGGCACAGCTTGCGCCGCTCGTGCGCGTGCTGATGGAGATCGACGCGGTCGTGTTCGGTACCGGCGTCACGCTCAGCGAGAACGTCGAGGTGTCGTGGCCTTCTGCGGTGCGGGAAACCGAACTGTCGAAAGCTCGCACCGTGCAGGCGCTCGACGCTGCGCGTGCCGCCTCGACGATGACCAAGGTCGAGATGCTTCACCCGGACTGGGACGAGAAGCGCAAGCAAGCCGAGGCCGAGGCGATTCTCGCCGAACAGAACGTCACATTTGT